GTTTCGGAGGCTTTGCCGGTTTTGGCTTTGGCAGTATCGGTGGCAATCAGCAACAGCCGATAGAGCAGCCGACAGAGCCGGACGAAGAAAGCACAGCCGAAACAACCGCCGTAACGAGGCGGGCGCACAGGCGTACAAAGGAATGTACAGAACTATCCCAACGGTACGAGTACCGACGCGCATTTAGCGAAGTCAAGATGTTAGAGGCAATGCAATACGTTCAGTTGCAGAACGGCGTTACCTACAATTTCATAACGGCGGGTGACGTGGATAGCCTGACTTACCTTAAAGTCGTACTAAATCAGCACGATTTAGATTTTGTTTTACTATCTACGTGGTGTATGGCGGCAGAGGATATTTTGCAGGTGCAACAATGGTACGAGGCAGGGCGAATTAGGCAACTTGATATGTATTTAGGCGAAATATTCCCCGGCAGTTACAAAATTGAATGGGCGATGATTAAGAAGTTTTACGCCGAACATCCCGAAGCAGGACGGGCGGCGATATTCAAAAACCACAGCAAGATTTACGCTGGCTGCAATGTAGCCGATAATTTCTATTTCGGCATACAGACCAGCGCGAACATTAACACCAATCCGAGAACGGAGCAAGGGAGCATTACGATAGATAGAGGGATATTCGACTTTTATAAGGAGTATTTCGGCGGCATTAAATCATTTGAAAAATAGGTGCAGATATGAAAGAAGATAGAAAAGAAATGTTTATTGATAACCTGAAAGCATCGGGCGGCATTATCTGTGTGGCGTGTGAAAGTACCGGCATAAACCGTAGCACGTATTACCGATGGCGGGAAAGCGATAAAGAGTTTGCCGATGCAGTAGATGAAGTGATGGACGCGCAGGTAGATTTTGTGGAAAGCAAACTTATGGAACTGATTAACGCCCACGACACGACGGCGACGATTTTCTACCTAAAGACAAAGGGAAAGAAGCGCGGTTGGACGGAGAAGCAACAGCCCATAGTCGCTATAAATACCGACGTGCAGCCCGATACGTCTTTGCCCGCGTTACCGGCACCAGAGGCGGCGAAAGCATCCAAAGTGAAGATAACGAAGCGGATTAAGAACAAAAAAGACTACATCGTTAAGTTACTCAAAGAACAAGGCAAGTACACCGCTGAATTATCTATGCAAGTAACGATAACGGCGCAGTTGTTGGTACGCACCGAGATATTAGCTGAAGAAGTGTTGGCAGAGGAACACGAAGCCGTAAACGTGGAGATTTCACGCGAGGGCAACGAGCGTTAGACTATCAGCCAAAAGGAAAAACTATATTTGGACTTTGTGCAGCAGAGCCAAAAGGCGTTAAGGGCGTTGGGTATGAATACCGATGCCAAAGAGCGTAAGACCGACAACGACACATTTAATGAGTTCCTGAAAGAGTTTAGCGAAGATGAAAGCGAGTGATTGCAAGTGTGTAGAGTGTGGGGAAACCGCCGTAGCGTTTTGGCCTTGCATAGACCCAGACATACCAGCGTACCCATATTGTCGCAAGTGTTTAGATAAAGCCAAACACGAAGCGATGATGCAGATATTAGGCATAACAACTCCAAAGAAAAAAAGGTAATGACAGAGGAAGAAAAAAGCAGGGAACGGCAGATTAAAGCCGATGTAACGGCAGAACTGCAAACCAACTGGGAAGCATACGCCACCCGATACCGCTACGCACTTATTGACACCGATAAGCGCATAGCGGATTACGTGTTTAGTGTGATAGACAACCCCGACCGCCACAACGTAAACGAGTTATTGAAGATACGTCGCTTTTTCCGGCTGCTCGATAAGTGGGATTGGAAGCCCAGGCGGGTAAAACGGAAAATCAAACTTTACGAGAGGTTGAAGTTTAGCGGTACGACAGGACGGCGGCGTTATAAACTAACGCCGGTGCAAGTGTTCCAAATGGCGCATATATTCGGCTTTGCTCGACCAGATGGGCGGCGGCTCATACGCACGGCGTATATATTTGTGCCGCGAAAGTTCAGCAAGACAACGTGGGCGGCATTTTTGGCGGTAGATGATTTGTTGTTTGGCGACAACAACGCCGAAGCGTATGTAGGTGCTAACTCATACGACCAGGCGAAGAAATGTTTTAACGAGGTTAGGTCGATAATGTTTGATTTAGACCCCAGCCAAAAGCACTTTCGGATAAACCGCGAATCGGTTACGTTTAAGGACAGAGGGCGCGACAGCCTGATACAATGCTTAACCGCTAATGCAAAAACGAAAGATGGTTTGTTTGCATCGTTGGCAATATTGGACGAATACGCACAGGCGCGGAACACAGCCAACAAGAACGGTGCAGACCTAAAAAGCGTACTTACTACCTCAATGGGGCCACGCAAAGAGCCGCTAACGGTGATTATCACAACGGCAAGCGATGTGATAGACGGGCCTTGTTACAACGAGATAGAGGGTGCGAAAAAGGTACTACGCGGCGAACTTGAAAACGATACGATGTTTGCCGATTTGTTTATGCCTGATGTGGACGATGAAGAAAGCGACCCGGTAACGTGGGCGAAAGTGCAGCCCCATTTAGGTGTTACCGTGCAAGCCGACTACTACGAAATGGCGTACCAAGATGCTTTATTGTCGGCAGAAGATATGTTGGCGTTTCGTACAAAGTTGCTAAACATCTTTACGGTGAATGATGTTAAAACGTGGTTTGGTTTTGAAAAGGCGAAAGAACTTTGTGGAGACTTTGACATAGACAGTGTAACCGGGCATCCTGATTGCGCCGTAGCGTTTGACTTATCCGTACACGATGACTTTAGCGCAGTATCTTACACCCTGTATTCGTCGGAAAATAAACGGTTTTATTCATATACAGATTACTACTTTCCTATCGGCGCACTAAAAGGACACCCCAACGGACAACTATATAGAGCATGGCATGAAAAAGGCTATTTGAAATTTTGCAAGGGCAAAAAGATTGATGTTAGAATGATTGCCGACGATATTATAGCACGTTCAAAGAAGCTGCATATTATCCGTATCGGCTACGATGCTTATAAGAGCCAGGAGTTAGTAAACATATTGGCGACCGTTGGAGCGCGTAATGTGCTTTTTCCCTATTCCCAGACTTACGGCAGTTTCAATTTGCCGGTAGAATCCTTTGAAATGCTTGCATACGACGAGCCGTCCCGAATTGTGCTAAACAATAATCCTATTAACGTGTATTGCCTGACTAATTGCGTGATAGACGAAGATAGGTTGGAGAACAAAAAGCCGCTAAAAATTTCGCAATATCGCAAAATAGACGGTACGATTACGGTACTTATGACTTTGGGGCAACTATACACCTACGAGCGATAACGGAGGCGGCGGGCATCTTAACCCGCCGTTTTCACATAGTAGCCGCCGAAACACGGTGTATCGTAGTGATACAAATTCCAACATTTGGCTTTTATTTCGCACAGGGCGCAAGCTGATAAGCCATTACGATTGAAAGACCGTGCGTAAATAATGCCGTCGATGGCTATTTTATCTTTTCCTTTCATACAGCCGAGATTTTAAGCGGTTTGCCACAATGCGGGCAACTGATAGTAACGCCGTTGGTAGTGATTGCCTGATTAGGCACAATATCGGCAGGATTTACGAGAAAGTGCCAAATCGGTACGTTCAGAGCGACGGCAATTTTTTCAAGCGTTGCAGTAGTGAGTGAATCTGCGCCCAGCATCTGTTTTACTGCTGACAGACTAACACCCATTTTGTCAGCTAATTCTTGTTGTGTAAGATGCTTTTCTTTTAAAACTTCTTTAATTCTCATATTGATATGCTTTTATAATTTTCGGCAAAATTAGCAGTTTTATTTGAAAGTATAGTATTTTCTATACTAATTATTGTTAAAACGATAGAATATACAGAAAAAACTGCCCTAAGAATTTGTATATGTGCAGAATTTTCTGTACCTTTGTAGTTGAAATAATAAAGATAATAATTAAGCCCTACGGCAACACGGTAAGCCGGTTAATATGACAAAGCAATATATCTATAGAGTTGTAGAAGTTAAGTATAACGATGTGGTTTGGATGAGCCAGGGTTTTTGCTCAACTAAAGAAAAGGCCTATAAGTGTATTGAAGCACAAGCAGACTATTATAAAAAACAAGACTGTGTAGTAGAAGATTATAAAGGCCACAAGTGGGACAGCGTAGCAGTCAAAGAGTGCGACAAAGAAAGTTGGATGTGCGTTGAGAAAGTAATAACGATAACCAATGAGAGAGGCTACAAAAAAGTATTTGGATTTATCACATACGAGATTGTATAACACTAAAATATTAACCAGCAGGGCTTTTGCCCTGCACAAAAATAGGAGAGTAATAAAATGATAGAATGTATTGTTTATGACAAAGTAACAGAAGAGCGCGAAGTTTTCTACTCTTTGACAGCAGCAAAGAAATGGATGCGCGAGCGAATTAAAATAGGGCATGAGGTTAGCGGCTCTAAATATAAAATCTATTCAAATGGAGATTTTGTAAATTGCGGAAAAATTGAATTGAATAAAAATAACAGAGTTTTTGTTGCAAATACAAAACAGACTAAAGCAGGATATTAAGTATTAACCGGCGGGGGCGATAACCTCAAACCGCCACTTACAAAAATCAGATATGAAATACTTTGGTAATTACAGGGCAAACGATTTATCCGGCTTTGATTTTAGATTTGCCGGTAGCGGACATTACCGCGTAACATACACAACCCCAACACGCGGCGATTATTGGGTAGCACTTATTACAGATATGACGCTGATAGATGCCACGAAAAACACGGAGTGGGCGAAGAAAAAGGATATACAGCATTTGCGCGAAGTCGTGAAGCGTTTAGGTACTCACTATTCAAGCACAGGTGAAAAAATCAATTATTAAGGTAACGGCGGGTGTAACCACCCGCTACAAATCTAAAGTCAAATGAAAGTAGCATTGTGTCGTACTTGCATAGCCTACCAACCCGACAGCGACGGACAGGGCAACGGCGTTTGCAGCGTTTCAGGATGTACCGTGTGTGAGTGTGCCGCCGGCTGCATAGATTGGCGTTATTTCCGTGTTTGGCGACCGTAGCCAAAAAGTAACTACTCACCTATAAATTTCCTGTAAAAAACATTTAAAAAGTTCAGGTAAAGTCTGAGGTTTATTACCCATAGGCGATTGTTTCATGC